GGTCGGCTGCTATCGTCTATGTCTTCTTCTTCCATAAAAGCTTCCCTCTCTGAAAGAAAGGATATTCTAGCCAATCCGGCGGCAACCACCCTGTCAAAGTCGCTCTCTATGAGTTCCATCATGCCGTTCAGAAGAACCTCACCGGTCTCGATGTAATCACTTTTTTCGTCGAAGGTTTCTGTGGTGTCATAGGCGCTGATGTAAAAGTTGTCCTCTTCATCTGCCCGCATCACGACGTACCATCTGCCGGGTAGCAGAGACGCTTTTTCCATGTCTGATTCAGTGACACTCATTTCTTAAACCACTCCTCGGGTATGCTGCCCTCTGCCCACTCAAAGCCGTGCTTATCTGCCCACGCGCCGTAAGTAGTCTTACTGCCTTTGTAGATTTTGTTTTTTGCGTTTTGGAACACAATCCGGATATCGTGATCCGGGTACTGTTCCTTTATAAGCTGCATCTTGACGCGATCACCCTTATCGAAGTATCCCTTCACTTCAATGTACATGTCGTGATCCGGAAGATAAAAGTCAGGTGTATAGGTTCTAGGCTTAGGCACAAAGACTAGCTTTGTATTTTCGTAGTCGTAAGCTATGCCGGACTTATTCAGTGACCTAGCAATCCCAAGTTCCATTGCAGATCGGAACCCGGCCTTACGCGCAGATGATCCTCTCATAGAGTCATTCCTACCGATCCTAGCCTTTTGAGAACGTACGCCGCGACCTTCGGGGACAGTCTTCCTAGATACTCTAGTTCGCTTGTCAAAGGATTCAGGGGTACGCATACATTGGCTCCGGATTGTGAAATAGTGCTTATCCTACTGATTTGTTCTTCCAAGAGTCGAATGTCCCTAATCTCTGTATCGGAGTTGAGGTGGCCCATCTCGGAGAAGTCATCTAGCAAAGTCAGGGGGAGTGAGCGATCACTCTGACGAATGCGTTTAAGCTTACGCTCACCTCCGACTTTTTTGTGTGATTCAATGATGACGTGATACATCTTGTCATTGAGGTCAAACAACTCTTGCGAATAGTCTCTCACAAATACGTACGGCATCTATATCTCCGTATTCTTCAAGCGAGTATACCACACCTTCGGCGGACTTTTTGCGGCAGACGTTACCTTGGGATGGATCTTAGCGACCGGCCAGCAGTGATGCCTGTAGCCGCAAAGGTTGCACTCTTTTGCAAGCACCTTGTTGCCTGTCCGTATTACCTCGCCCTTTCTTTTGTAAGTTTCAAAAGTGTCAGGAAACGGCTTGAAAGGCTTTACGTTAGGGTCTGTCAGAATCTTGACACGACGCTTTGCTTCTTCGAGGTATTCGTGCTTGTCTTCCTGCGACCAGTCGGGAACCTCAACAACTGCAACCTCTCCGCTGGACTTGTTGACTACAATCCACCCGCCAAAGGGCAAACCTACTGCCTCAGAGTACAGGAAGCCTTGCATGACGTATCCGAACGGATCGTCTTTCTTCATCCCTTCATACCCTTCAAAACCAGTAAACTTGGATTTGAAAGCGTAGTCACTTGCTGATTTAATATCCCAAACTTTTTCCTGTCCGGTCTCGTCTCGCAAGATTACGTCGAGCGTACCTTTGACTACTACTCCGTCAAGATCTAACTCTACAGGACGCTGATAGTCTACGATATCAACCCCCGCTTCTTTCATGATCAGCATGACAATACTCTCAGTGATGTCGCCGAACAAGAATCTAAAAAGAGTATTGTACGACATAGACTCCTCTACGCCGTGCTTATCAAGTATTTGCTGGCACACAGGCCGACCAAGGCCCGACATTCTTATCCGCCACTCACCTTTGCTGCGGGAAAGCTGATCAGCAGTCGCCGACCTACACTCTTCCGCAAACTCCGAAAGAACTGACGGGGGAACATCAGTGTCCCCCCGCAGCGCCTTTGACATGAAGTCTTGGATTTTAAGCAGCGTCAGCATTATCGAACTCTGCTGCAAGATCCACATCTTCAACGACTGATGAAGCCTTTTTGGCCTCACGATAGTCCTTCATCACGCTATCGTTGTGACCTTTGACGGTCTCAGCAAACAACGCGAAAAGATCTTTGTCGTCATCACTGATGCTGACCACGTTACCCATCTGTGCAACAGGTGTCCAGTACGTGACACTACCGTTCTTGTTCCGAGAGGTAGTCAGATTCATCTCGACCTGCGCCATAAGCTTGTTGCTCTTGGTGAGGCCGTCGATGAAGTCTGCAATCGGCTTGAACCCCGAACGCTTGAAGTAAGCGATCATAGGCTCGTCAGTCAGCGTTACAAGATCGCCTTGAGCGTTTTTGAATTCGCCAGTGATCCTGCCGTAGATGACTTGATTGCACACAACAGCACGAGAGTTGAGATACTCGGCGTCGTCCTTATCAAGGGCGGCTTCCTCGTCTTTCGACAGGCGACCGCACTTGTTGCCCCCTGCACTGTCGGGGAATGTACCGCCAAAGGATGTCTTCTGTACTGACTTGGCAGCAAATCCACCACGCCCCTCGTTGAGGGTGTTGTCCCACAGGCTGTACTCGAAGGTGCGAAGAAGAGGTCGAACGGTCACTTTATCAGCGTAGATAAACTGGCCGTCAATGTTCAGCTTCCAAGTACCACGTACAAGGGAGATGCCTTCTTCCGTCTCTGCTTCGTAGTTAATGTTAAGACGAGGTAGACCTACCTTCTGCTGCTGCTGTGCGCCTTGGCCACTCATCCTCATGAGTGCGTCTACGTCGTCGTTGCGGAAGGCAGTTGCCATCGCGCCGAAATCTTCTACTTCCATTATTTCGTTCCCATCCATGATCCTAAAACTCCTTTTCGTCAGGTGGTAGATTGATCTTATCCAAATACCTGTTGTAAGTCAAGCCAATTTTTTCCGGCTTTGATTTCAATGTCTACAGGCATGTCGTACTTGATGCCATACCGTCTTTCTGTCTCGTACGGGATAGATAGCATGGCATCTTTCATAAGTTCCACACATATGTCGAACTCATCCGGGTGTGCATCAACCACAATCGAGTCATGCACAGTATTACAAATAACACTCTTTAGTCCCGCGCCAAGAAATTTCCTTTGAAGAGAAACCAGTGCGCTAGGCAGTAGGTCTGCTGTGGCAAATCCCTGCACCGGGTAGTTGCATATAGAGGTGCGGTGCGTGGCTGTGCCGTGTCTCGTCCAACGTGCGTCAGGGAAGCCGTACTGACGGCCCGAGGGTGTAGTGATAACCCTTTTCTCTACGGCCTCTCTTTGAAGCTCCTCGTGCCACTCAGTGACGTTTGAATACTTATCCTTAAACGCACGATAGTATTCCTGTTGGGCTGCGGTCCCGCTCGTGCCACCATAAAGAGGCTTGAAGGTGTGCGCTTTGGCCTCTTGTCTCGAACATCCAATTATGGACGCGGTGAAGCTATGCACGTCCGTTCCTTCTCGCACATCTTTGTACGCCTGTGGATCTTTGGCAAGAAAACCGGCAACCCGAAATTCTAGCTGCGAATAATCTCCCTCAATGATCGAACCGCCCTCGAAACGGCTCTCGACAACCTTGCGTATCTCGAAGGTATTTCCACGTGGCATATTTTGAAAGTTAGGATTGCGACTCGAAAGGCGACCCGTCGCCGTAACACACTGCATAAACTCCGGATGGATGAAACCTTTGTCGTCCACATTGTTTTTTATACCCTCCACAAAAGTGTTAAGATAGGTTCGCAACGCATTGTAACGAACATACTTTTCGGCAAACAGACGAGCATCACCCGAAAGTTCCATAGCCCTTTCTTCAAGTGTTTCCTTGTCTGTTTTGAATCCGGCAGCAGCAACGTCCCTCACATTACGGGGAATCATCTTGAAGCCAGCGACCTCGCCGGTTGAGCGGTACACTACACCCGCCCCGTCGCACTCTCTGCAAATACGAACGGCCTTGCCTACGGTACCGTCGTTCTTGAGCGGGTTGAACCTTCCTTTGCCTTTGCAGCCCCCGCACTGTGATCCCACCGTCTTATACAGTATCTTGGTGTTTTCTTTTACTGCTTGGCGAAACTCTTTACCGGACATGAACGTGCGCTGCTTGGGCTTCATCGTTGCACCGCGCTTTTCCATACCAAGATTAAACAGGGACTTCCAATGCGCCTTGTCTTTTACGACACGAGAATAGATCAGCATCGAACGATGATCGGGACTTGTCAGGCTGATAGGAAAATCTCCGACGGCCTCACGGGCCATATCGTTGAGTTCTTTTTCCACCTGTTCAAGTTCTACATTGTACTGTTCTTCAATCTCAAGAAGGGTATCGATGTTGACGCGCAGACCGTGACGCTCGATGCGTGACAGTACATCAGTCATTTCAAGCGACAGCTTTAGAGTCGGTACTAGGCTCACTGATTATCTCCTCAAAGGTTGTGTTGTAGATCTTGAGTTGTTCTAGGGCTATCTCCTCGGTAGCCATAACGTCCGCTATTCCGTACTCTCGTACGATCTCCCACGGTATGTCGTAGAACGTGTACCCATTCTTAATATAGTCCGCAACAAGGTCTTTCTCCTTTTGGGTGCCACCATACTTCCTTGCAACATCAGCAAGTCCAAGAGGCCAGCTTTGCGCCTTGGCAAGAATATATTCCGCAACCATCGTATCATACAACGCTCCATCGTACACGAATCCGCACTCGCGAATCCAACTGATATCAAACTTGATGTTATGCCCAACAACAATGTCGGCGTAATTCAGGGCAGACTGAAACCGGGAGAACGCACCCTCTGATGGTGGCTCGGTGGAATGATAGTAACAGTCGTAGTCCACAGCACTGTCTAGCCACTTGTAGCCTATGGATACAAGATTGTTTCCGAAGTAGGGAAGAGGAGTCATGTTCCCGTTCTTCTTTTCTGTGTGGGTAGTCTCAACGTCAAAGGTAAGAACATTCATGATGTGATTGCCCCCAGCACTAGCACAATGAAACCCAGCATAAATCCGGATGGATCACCCGAAGCCATAAGCTTCAAGCCAAAGAAAGTTGTAACCAAAAAGCCCATCAGTAGTAAACCCCTCTTTGGACATCAATCTGCGTGTTGATCGCACCGTGCCACCCGTTAAGCTTGTTCTTCGATACGCAAAGGAATCTCATCGTATTCTCGATGTCACTGCTTCCGGTTTTTGCTATGCCGATGATTATGTCTGCCTCACCGGCCTTCCCTGTTTTAGAATTGTCCATCATAGCATAGTCAATAAATTGACGGTCGTGTGCATCGTTTGACGCTTGGCTGACAGCCCAAACCAGTGCGCCGTTTCGCTTGGCTATTTCACGGGCAAGTACGTACGTCTCCTTTAGACGCTCGTCACCTCGGTTGTACTCGCCGTTGATCCGAAACTTGTCTAGCTGATCCATGAAGATGATGTCCGGCTTGTTAAGCTTGATGAACTCGTCCGCCTCTTCCATCGACGTGCCAACCGCAGACATGATCCTAAAGTACGGGGCTATCTCCTCGTTGTACCGTCCAATAAGTTCGTGCTTGCGCTCCTCCATCTCTTTGCGGGTGATTGCAAAGAAGCTTTGGATTAGCCGCAGCTTAATCTTTTCTGCGGGTTCTTCGTTTGCCCAGTACAGCACCTTGAAGCCTTGACGCACATACGACGCCGCAAGAAAACAACAGAAGGTAGTCTTTCCTACTTCGGGCCGAGCAAAGATGATTCCCAAGTTGCCCCGATCAAGCCCGTCTATCTTCTCGTTGATCAGGTCGAATTCAAAAGGGAAGTCTTTCTTTTCTCCGTGCCTTTCGAGAAGTTCGACGAGATCGTCTGTTACCTCGGTGTAGGTGGTCTTGTCTGCGATACGGCCATCTTCCACAGCCTCTATCATCTTACGCAACTCACCGAATTCTTCGCTTTCGCCTGTAAAGATTTCGATAGCCTTTTCACCAATCTGACGTGCCCGATCCCGAAGCCAAAAGTTTCGCACCATGTCCATGTGCAGATCAACGTTTTCCGAATTGCCCGGTTCAAGCTGACTGATTAACTCTTGCGCCTTTTCTCGGCTAGAGTCCGGCATAGCAGGATTGCGGTCGTTGAACAGTACAGACAGTTCCCCGACGGTCAGATTCTTTGAATACTTTGTATGTGAAAAAGATATCACATCAAAAACATCACGCATTTCCCTAGAGAACATATCTCTAGAAACAGTGCCGGATACCTTGGAAAAGAATTCTGCGTCGAGGCAAAATCCAAGGATGTGTTTATCGGCTGAGTTGATATCGTAGGAATTCATTCCGTTCTTCCTTTTCCATGTTTTTTAAGTCAGAGTGAAGCACAGTCAGTTTGGTAGGCACATGAGTGTGGAGAGTCCGAACCATGTCGATGCCCTTGTCCGTGGCATCTTTATCCATAGCCACAAAGACACGCTCAAACTTTGCGAGAAAGTCTATGTGTTCTTGTAGTAAGTTCGTTCCCAGCAGGGCCACTCCTGTAGCCAGCGGATGTACAGCACAAGCAGAAACACAATCCTCAACAACAAAGGCGTTCTTCTTTGTCCCGCAGTAAAAGGGATGTCGGCTGTTCCCGTACCTATACCACTTAGGGCCAACCCCGTGCAGCAATCTCCCTGTCGCGTCTACAATTTTTCCTTTACTTTTTACGGTGAACACCAACCGTCCGCGCCGGAAGTCCCAGTAGAGATCAGCAGCGCCGGTCAAGTACGCATGGTACGCCCCGTGTTTTCGAAGATACAATTCCGCGTCGAGACTGCGACCCACCGACACAAATGTGTCAGGCATCACAAAGTCCGCAGTTCTTTCTACCACAGGGGAAGCCTTGGCAGGTGTACTGAATGCCCGCTTAGCGTACTCTTTTGTAAGGGTGACGCCCGTGTAACCTTTCACGTTACAGTCAGCGTGAAAACAGTACCACTTACGCTGATGCCCGTCGTCTGTTACGCTGAAAGTATTCTTTGCCTCACAGGCTGGACAATCGTACCGGGCCGTAGTAAGGGCAGGGATGTCCAACGATTCGACATATCCCTCTAGCCAACTTGGCGAAGTCATTACGTTTCTCCGTTCTTTGTCAAAGACAGACCGAGAACTTACAGACGCGAAATTCGTATGTCAAACCATTTTTTTCGGTTGACTGCCGTTGACAAAAAGTGTACCCCTATAGAGAGACTTACCTGTAGGGG